GCCCGTTGAGCTTCTGGAATCCCTCTGGTTTATCGTACCCAGAGACGGCATAGTGACGCTAGAACGTGTTTCGGGTCTCCCCTCGACCTTACACAAACAGTCACGCTCTAATTTTAAAACACCAAATACGATGTTACTTCGACTTTCTTTTCGAAGATTTACCCTTAACCTTTCCAATTTTTCGACTGTCAACAACAGTAGTATTTGTTAAATTGTCCGTATCTGTTTCACTACTAACAGATTCTATCTTTGGTTCCACTGATTCAGAAGATAAGTTTTCAACGAACTCATTTTCAATATAAGCTCTCAACTCCTCGAGAATCGTTCGGGAATCAAAGGGAATACGAACAACATTAACAGTCGAACCATTTAATAAAACATTGCAAACTTCAGTTGTGGTGTAAGAACCTAAAATTATATTAGTAAACAGATTTTCAGGAGTTAATCTATCATTACTAAATATAAAAAAGTTATCCACCCATAATCTTATAGGACCATTATTAAATAAAGTGAGAAAATTAGATGCATCATAATTAATCAATTCATCATAATTTGAAATTTCGATTGAGCAGTTTTTGAAAACTGTAGATGAAAGTTGTGAAATCCAAACTAATGATTCTTCAAAAATATCTTTTGTAACAATTGGATATGTTCCGTCAATAGTTGGTTTAACAAAATTTTCCTTATAAAAATCAGATATTGAGTATTTAAAGTTTTTAAAAACAACAGGGTTAGATAACTCTATTTCACAATGAATTAGATCGCTAACTCTGATTCTAGGTTTCAATATCGGGCAAATTGCTAATTTAAAAATTTTAACTAAAAATCTAGGCATCCATATATTTTTCAAATGAAAAGTAGTATAATTCTGAAATTCAGTCGGATTATTCAACGCATAATTTAAAACATTTACAAATTTATTAACTAAACAAGACGATAAATGTTCACAAAGAACAGCTTTAGTTAAATTACCTTCTCCTAAAATAGAACAATAGTTTCTAGTTGTTTTGTAGTCCCATTTATAAGAGTGTAAAAATAAACGTTCACGTATAATCTCTTTAAGCAATCTAGCATCAAAATCGTAATTTAAATTAATTTTAATATTAATAAGATTCAATCGAAGTACGATCCCTGGGAAATTAGGCAAGCTTTTGTACAGATAGTTAAATATTGGGTATAACATGGTATTAAGTATTTTAAAATTTAATCCCTTTGGTGACTGTTAGTCACGCTCCATTCGTTGTCCTCTAATAGCAAGACCAAGTCATTATTCTTAGATAAGATAATGGCACCTTTCCAAACTTTGTTCGACCTCGTTTATCTATAAACTCGATTATAGGATCATGTATGGCTAAACGTTTTGCTAACTCGCTAGCGAGGGTAGGATTTGCTCGCAAAGAGAAGAATCTGTCAAATATGTCATTTGCTCTGGCCAATTGAAAAACAACAGAACAAAATCGAATAAAAGATCTTCCAAAGAAACCATGCAAGTCAAGCACGTATCTTTCGGGATAGCAAACTCTAGCGATCCACCAAAGATCGGGAGCATCCGGTTTTCCAGTAACATCCCAAGCAAAACCTAGAAAATCCACGTAGTCGCGAGGATTTCTAACCACTCTAGATTTGATTGCGTTCAATTTTAAATGAAACCAATGGAAAACGTTATGCAAAGTTGCCAGAAAACATTCATCAAGAACAACAACAAAGTCATCCCCTAAACCGCAGTATTCATCCTTTTGGGGAAATCTGCCATAAGCGAGTAAGTAGGTGTAGCAGATAGCAAGGGTGATAGCAAACGAGTTTAGTAACAGTGTCATCTTTGAGCCAGTAACATTCCCTCCGTTTGTGAAATACAAACCGAACCGAGTTAATATTGGACTGAGCACATGATATAAGCATATAGAGGCTACCACTACCGGGGTATTTCCTGGGAATGGGAACATCATTAAGATAACACTGTAGAAAGCTAAAATCACCAAACTGGGTATATTTTGGTCAATAGATGAAATGTCTCCGCATAAAACGATCCGTTTCGTACGTGTGGCATTTCTCCGGATCTCTTGAACCCGTGCTGAAACTTGGGGTCTCGTCATCCCGATCGCCAACCAAGTAGTATTATCTTGTACGCAATCGAGCACTCTTTGAAAATACATCGTTTCTAGAGTCATAACCTGAAACGGGACACCAAACACTTGTCGGATCTTGGTCACCAGATTTAGCTTTCCATCCTTACCCGCGACATCCCTAAGTTTTGAGGTAAACCTGTGAAAGACCACGATTGGCTGAGCCATGATCATAGAAATCATTGCCGACGCAGATGTACAGTTCTGAAATTGTTTCACCCATCTACGAACGTGCTCTCTTACTGCAAAGTCACCTTTAGGTTTGAAAAATGGAAAACCACTAGACGTATTAGTCGGTAGTTTTTCAAAGGCCATACCCGCGCCAAGGATGACAGGATAATATCTTCCCACGGTAAGACCCATACCAGCAGCAGTGTAAGCGAGGGCTCTCACAAGAATTGGCACAGAAAATTTATCCAATGCGACATAAGGATTCTTGCTTTCACAATGAGCAAGGATTGTTTCCGTATCCTTGTTGACTATATCCTCATGTTTGACTTTCCGCGTTCTGGGCAATCTACCTCTAACCTTAGGAAACGCATTCTCTACAGCTTCAAGTAAAGTATGCTCAACTGCTGGTAATCTAACAGAACTTAATCTTACTTTAAGCCAAGGAGCGAAATTAGCTTTAGCAAAGTAAAATCTACCATAATCACCAGAGTATGCATTAATGATTTTAGCTAAAAAGCAAAACCATTTGCAAAAAGCATTTGCGTCAAAGTCGCGGAACGGGGAAGCGACATTTTTAAAGTTCACACGAAAGTAAGAGATTATCTTCTGCGAGATAATACTTTCCGGAGTTTTACGAACAAGTCGCATCCCTGTGAAAGTAACACCTTCAAGTTTAAGACCGCGTAACCAAAACTTGTATCTTGTACTGAGTCGCCGACGATCTCTTTCAACGCTTCTAACGTCCATGCGAACACTAAAAATTTGGAATGCAAGCTCAATGCCGCTCTCTGTGAAACAGATTTTCGCTTAACCTTTCTTCTGACGTAAAAGATTATAACCGCAATCCCCATCCGCATTCATGGGTACAATTACATTCGACATTATATTTGACATTAAATGCGATGCCTCCGGAAACTCGCTAAGCTTCAACAGCCCTATCATTCAAAGTGATCCCAAAGGAAAACATAGATAAGGTCTCCCGCTACATTGAGGTGTCCTTCAAATATAATGAGGAACTACTGCCTGCGTCTCCCCATATTCATCAACACGCCAATTAAAATATGGTTTATACACAGCGAGGAAGATCCATTCGAAAGAATATATTGTTATCATCTTTCTTTCATCTTCTTGTCCCTAAAATCAAGTAAGATCCTAGTAGCAAACACTTAAAAGAGGGATTAAACCCTCGAACCCCGGAAAAGTAGAAAAGAAAGCTTTCCGGTTTTTTGCGACCACGATACAGCGCATCAACTGCGAAACAGTTTGCGGCATGTGGAAGTTGCCTACAGATCTCAAGCGAAGCTGACCTAGTTTTCGGAGCGG